ACTTACTATCTCCATCGGCCCATCCGAATTGGGTTCTCATTTGTTCTGCTTTCTTTACGTACTGCAGGTTCTTAACGAATGACACTACGAACTGCGAGAGGTTGTCGTACTGCTTGGTGTGCGCCACTACCCCGTACTGAGCCAGCGTTTTGCGCAGCTCGTCCTTCGTTGTGATTGCTGCAGTGGATATAGTGAACTCTCGCATGCCGTCGTGCGGCAGGTGTAGGCGAAACAATGCTGTCTCACCAAGGTCTGGGTCACGCATGCGCTTGACCACATAGAAGTCATGCTCGTACACCAGCGCGGGCTCATCCTCTTCCTCTGATGCCCGCTTATAAATGCCACCCTTAGTCCCACGAAAAAATGGGAAAGGGTACTCAGGGATCGTGTGCGTGGTCAGGTTGCCAGCGCCGTCATCTAGGATGAACTCGTTGTCGTCATCCGCAGCTTCAGCAATCTCGACGCCGAGCATGATCGGTGACTTAATCTTGCCGCTATGGGCGCAGCCAGAGCATCCGCCCGGGTTCAGTTTTTCAAACGTAGCGCAGTGGTGCGGGCCGCCCTTGCTGCGTATGTGCTTGACCTTATCCTCAACTTGCACCGGGTCGTACTCCGGGTGCTGGTCGGACATCTTGTGGGTAGCTGAGTCGGCATCCACACAGAACGCGGCAATCGACAAAGCCGAGCGCCACAGAGGTTCTTCAATGTCGGCTTGGTTCTGGAAGCAGTGCAACAGTTGCACACACCCCTCACCTTGGGCCGACTTCATCATGATGGTCTTGAACCGCTTAACTTTGTTACCCATGAGCGCTTCCATCATGGGGCTCATCGTGCGGGGCACGAAGTCAGGCGTATCTTCCTTCGGCTCAGGTGCGCCGAGCAGAGCTTTCATCTGCTCATACGGCACGGGCGTGGTGTTCTCGCTCCACACTTCTACTGGCATCGGATTGGCTGGGTCCTTGAAGTTGCTGGTACCCGGTATGCGCAGGATACGAGCGGCTTCAAAGACAGAGCGGTCCACAATGAGGTCGTGCTCAGCGCACAACTCACGCAGACGTTGCGATAACGGCTCCCACTCACGACGGCTAATCGTTTCTTCTAGGAGCCAGTACGCGTGAATCCCGTATCCAGAATTCACCAGTATGGGTTTTGGCAGGCCGACCGCAGCGCAAAAGCGCTTGAATTCCTTTAGCCCAATGTCTTGATCGAGGTAGCCTTGAACCCTGCCCTTTTCATCTGGGACTCCCTTGGTGGGGCCGCAGTCAATGTCCATCCACAGTGCGCGGAAGTACAGGGCGTTCTCATGGGTACGGTTAGGTAGCGGTCCAAACTTAGCGCAACCAAAGTATGCGTTGACGCCCTTGGCCACAAACGTTTTTGCTATCTCATCAACTTCTTCACGGGTGTCTGCGAATCGCTGGTCTACATACTTGCCTATCCCGACAACACAGTACCGCCCCTGCTGCGGCAGCACGGCGTCAAGCAAGTCAAACGACATGAGTTATTTCTTGGAGTGGGTATCAATGTAGCGTTGGACTTCAATTGCAAAGAAAGGTTGGGGTTTGGTTTCCCCCTTGAACCAGTTGTAGACCGTCATGCGGCTAACACCGAACGTGTCGGAGATAGCCTTGACGCTGATTCCCTTTGCTATACAGAGGCGGCCCAAAGCTACACCCAGAGACTTAGCACTCGCGGTTTTGTTCGCCAGCACCAAGCTCTGACTGTAGCCATAGCTCATGATTAGTCCTTACCCCAAGCCTCAACTACAGAGGCCAAGTCTTTCTTAGCAACAGGGGTGTCCGGCTTGGCCCTGCTCTCCCGCTTGACGGGCTCGGCAACAGCATCCTGCTCAGTCACTGCTTTAGCAACGGGAGCGTTCAGCTTGGGCTGGCGACCAGACACGTCGGCCTGATACGGAGTCATGATGACTAGCTTCTGGGTGTCAGGGGCAACCTTGCTGGTAACAGCGTACTCACCCTTGTTGATGAAGCGCGTCGGCGTAAAGAGCACCGACTGGTTGTCGTTGTTCTCGTTGAAGCTGATCTGCGTCACCACATAGTCCAGCGACTTGCCGTTGTTGGCGAGGTACTTTGTGTAGTTCTCAAAGGTGTGGGTGTTGTCGCTAACCGACTCACCGAACAGCGACTTGGAAGCGAGGTTCATCTGGTACACCTTGCCCTCCAGCGAAGTACCGAAGTCTTCCTCCAGCAACAGAGCCAGTCGGCGAGAGTAGCGGCAAGCCTTAGAGTTGCCCATGCCAGAGCCCTTGATGTTCTGTGCGCAAGAGTCGCAGCGGCTTGACTGCGGATTCTCGGCCTTCGGGTCCGGCGCATTGCCATCGTTAGAGAAGCAGTCCGGCGCAGTCGGCTCGGCATCGGGGGTCCACGTCTTAGCGTAGAACACGCGGCCCACCTTGGGCGAAGCGTTGACGATGACAACGTTGAGATTGCCCTTGACCTTACCCATCTCCTCCCCGCCGACAACCTTGCGGAAGATGCCGTTCTTGGGGACGATGCGGGGGGTTCCGGTGGTACCAGCGAGCTGCTTGGTCAGCGCACTAACGCCAGCCTGTTGCAGAAAGTCGGGCAGGTTTTGATCGAGAACGGTGATATTGCTCACTTCATTTTTCCTTGGAACGTCTAACAACCACGGTATAAGAATTTTCTACGTTGACCCCTTCCGGGAAAACGTCGGGATTCTCCTCAAGAAAGTCCTTCATGTGTGTTTGGTGAAGGCGCTTCTCAAGCAGGCCGTATGCATCGTGCTCTTTGATGAACCGATACATAGAATCCCAATCGTTCGTCCAGTACCGTGACTTCACTGAGCGAATGATTGTGCCAACTGGTGTGCGGACACTGTCCGCGCCAAGAACCCTGCATGCGTCGAGCATCTGCTTCTCGACCACATCCATCTGCTCTTGGATTTCTTTTTCTTTTGCGTCGGCGTCGCAGCGTACCTTGTCTCGGGCATCACGCATCTTGAGGTAGATCGATGCCAACGTGTCTAGGGGGACTGAAGCAACTTCTGAATCCATCTAACTCTCCTTGGTTGGGGGAACGAACTCTAACACGCTCTTTTACAATGTCAAGCGTTTTCAGAAATAATTTCTCGGTACAGGTCAACCACCTGTTTGTGGTTGCTGATGTTGCCCCGCAGCAGGGTGTACAGGCGGTTCTCTACCGGGCTGCCGTGAATATGGATGACGGTCATGGGGTTGACCTGACCGGGTCGGTCGATGCGGGCGTTGGCTTGCAAGTACGTCTCAACACTGGTGCAGGGGGCGTACCAAACAACGGTGTCGGCGGCAGTTAAGGTGAGTCCGTGTGAAGCCGCCTGCGGTTGGATGATGAGCACCTTCGGGTTCTCTTGTTCTTGAAACTGCTTAACGATGTCCGTACGACGATTGACAGAGACCGCGCCGTTGATAACTTCGCATGCCACACCGTTCTTGGTCAGGTAGTCGTTCAGCAGCTTGATCGTGTGCGTGAACGGGACGAAAATCAGCACCTTGTTGCTGCATTCATCGACAATCTCCTGCACCACAGACAGCCGATTGGACACATCGAAATCCACAACCTCGCCAGTGTCGGTGTAGATCGAACCACAGGAAATTTGGAGCAGCTTGTTGATCTGGGTGGCGGCGTTCACTGCGGAGATTTCTTCGCCCGCCGCCTGAATCAACATCTCTTTCTTGAGCAGCTTGTAGAAGCCTTGTTGCTGCGGGGTGAGCGGAGCCTCTCGGTCCATGAAGGTCAAGGGCGGCAGGTCGATGCAGTCCTTCTTTTCGAAGCGGATCGCGGGCTGCAACGCCTTGTGCACTACGTGCTTAGCTGTAGGTTTCGGGGCATAGCGATACATGCTGACTTTGGTCATCACCATGTCCCTGAACTCGCCAAAGAAACGGGGGACACCGCTGGGGTTAACCAACTTTGCCAATCCGTAAGCATCCGCAGGGGACTGAGCTGCCGGGGTTCCGGTGAGCATCCACAACCCCTTGATGATTCGGGTCAAATCACGGAGGTCTTTCCACCGAGCGGTCTGCGCGTTCTTGTAGGCTGACGCTTCATCAATGACGATGAGGTCAAACCCGCCGTTGGCAATCTCATCTTTGACGATGCCGACACCATCGAAGTTGATGATGACGTACTCGGCATCGCTGTTGATGATCTGCTTGCGCTTATCCCTAGCACCATGTGCTACAGCAACCGTTCGATGCAGGGCGAAGCGAAACAAGTCTTGCTGCCAAGCCGACTTCATGATCGACAAGGGACAGATTACCAAGACACGCTTGAGTACCCCCAGCTTCATGAGGTAGTCGGTCGCCCAGATGACCGATGCCGTCTTCCCGGTACCCTGCTCGTTGAAGCAGAACGCCTTGGGGTAACTAACTAAAAACTCGACTGTAGACTTCTGATGTTCGAACGGACTGATACCGAGAGGGCCGGGCCAGTCATACTCTGATAGGTTCATTGGTTTCCTTCAACCTGACGCGCATTGTGTTTTTGTTGATCTCTATTTTTCCGGCGGCTAAGAGCCGCTCGTGGATAGGGTCAACATCTTGCTCCCCTACCGGGCCGTCCATCAACTCATACCACGGCACCCAGCCCCGGCCATACTTCAGCAGCCATATCTGTTCGTCGGTCACTTCTTTTTCCGTTCCTTGGTGCTGGTTTCAGAGACAAGCTGGTGATTGCTGTTGCGCTTGAACGAACGGTTCTTTGCAGCGGGCTCTAGGCGGGTGCCGTCTTTGTTGCTTCCACCTTTAGATAGAGCCTTGACGTGTGCAACATCCTTGCCTTCGCGGATGTCAGCGCGTCCGTCGTTGTCTCGGTCGGCGTTCTTTTTGTCGATGGCTTCGCGGGCGCGTTGGCGCTCCATGCGGGCGGGCAGTTCGCCTCGCTTCTTTTGCATTTCATATTCATGTTTATAGGGTCGGGGGGACTTGGTGTAGGGCATGGTTAGCTCCTGTTGTACTCACAGTCTTTCACCGCGCAGAACTTGCACAGTGGGCCTTGGACGGGATTCCACACGCCATTGACCAGCGCCGCTTCGATACGGGCCACATCCTGCGCAGGTTTCTCGATGTACTTGGGCACCATCTCGACATGGTGCTCGACTTGCACGAACTCTTTGCTGACCACGAACGCCAGCGCCGACTTAACCCTAACTATGTTAGGGAAGTGCTTGAAGATGCCAATGGCAACTAGGTCGAGTTGTTTGGTGTCGGCGTAACGCGCCGACTTGCTGGTCTTGTAGTCTATGGAATACGCAAGCTGCTTGGCCTCGTTGATAACAACCAAGTCGGCGATGCCTCGCCACCAAACATTCTTTGCGTCGAACGCGCACGGCTCAAGGTCTTTGGTGAACCCGAGCTTGACCTCACAGTGCTTGTCGCCCTCAATCTTCTTGAGGTTCTCCATCATGGGCCGCACATAGGCGTACTGCTCGGGTATGGGTGTGCCGTCGCGTATGAATTCTTCCGCAGCCGTATGTACAGACTTACCGTACAAGGTTGCCTGTGTGTCAGGCTCCTTGATGTCTTTCACGATCTTGGTACGGTAGTACTTGCGCGGACATTGCTGGAATGTCTTGAGACTACTGAAAGACCAAGCGATGCTCATTCGTTGACCCCTTTAAGGGTAAGCACCATAGTGATAGCCTGCCCAAGGTTTTGATCCTCCGGCACGATGAACAATTCGGTTGACCAGTCTGGGCCGTGGGGGTTTGGTTTGAATGTACTCAGTTCAAGGAGACGGCCATTCATGGCCTTTACGACCCCGATGCGAAACGACGGGGCTGACTGGCTTTGGGTAGCTTCGGCCACAGTAAGCGGCCTAATCCGGTCATCACTATCCATCACCCAGCGGATGAATCGTTTAAGCAACTTTCGCATTTGCTCTCTCCCGCATGTCTTTGATGGCGTTGAGTGTGAGCTTCACATCCGCCATAGCTTCTATCGCCGCGTCCATTGCTGCCTCGTACTTGCCCTCAAGCATCAGGTTGTGAAGATTCTTCAGCGCCTTCTCTGCCATCATGCAGGGGTACGCGTAGTCAATAACCATTTCACCATTAACAATTGCCATAACTTTTTCCATATCCAGATTCGCAGTTAAGAGGTAAATCGGAGGCCCACTGTGGCCGCATGCGCATACACAATCCAACGTACTCGGTGGCACGTTCAACTTCAGCCTCGGGCACGATGCAAGCAATCGCATCATGCACCGTCATAACCACTCGGTATTTCTTTGCAACCAACAGCATCTGGTCGCCGATCACAATTCGTGCGAGAGCTTGGCATACATTCTCCACCACCTTGCCGCCGTAGATTCGGTTCGGGATTGTGGTCCGGCCCTTCTTTACATCGTAGACGTATTCGGTTCTGCCAGTCTCGGGGTCCTGCTGCGTACGCAAGTTGGTGTACTTGAGGTACAGCCCATTTGGTAGTCGGATGCCCTTGTTCCCCTCGACTTGCAAAACACCATCGCGCCCAAACTCAGTGTGCTGATTGGCAATGATAGCGTCCAGAATTTGACCCGAGCGTTTCCACAGTTCGGGAATCTTGGGGTAGGTTTGGCGGTAGGTGTCGATGATCCGCTTGGTCTCGTCCAACTCAACATTCACGCCGAAGTTGCCAAGCTGAGTCTGGAACTTGGCCGCGCCCATGCCGTAGCCTGCGCCCAGAATCGTAGTCTTACCCACGAACCGCTCGTCCTTGGAGATGGAGTTGATATGCTTTCCGTATATGGCGGAAGCCATAATCTTGTACACGTCCTCGCCGTCGTTGAACGCCTGCACAAGGTCGTCCTGCCCAGCAAGCCACGCCAGCGTCCGCGCTTCGATCTGACTGGAGTCCGAATCGACCATGTAATGGCCGTCTGGTGCCAGAATCGCAAACTTAAGTAGCGATGTGCGGGGGAGGTTCTGGAGGTTGAGCTTGTCGTCCCCGCCCCAGCGCCCGGTGTGTGCGGCGTAGTAGCGTAGGGGTACGGGCAAGGCTCCCCGTGCGGCAATACCCAGAAACCTCTCCGTGCGCGTCTCCTCAATGGTGGACTTCACGCCCAGCCTAGCGGCTACCAACGCTTGCACCCACGGACTGTCGTGCTCCAGCAAGTTACGGAACTCTTCGTCCGCCTTGGAAAACGCGTAGGTCTGCTTCCCATTCGCCGGGCTGACCTTCATTGGCGGGTTCACTCCGTGTGTTCGGAGCAAGTCGGCGAACTTGGGGTTGCTCATCAGGGCTTCCTTACCCGACTCCACTGCCTCCAACAGGGCTTCCTTCTTGGACTTGACCTGCGCGAGGTGTGTCTCCAGCGCCTCCTTGTCTAGCCGCAACACAGGATCACTGAACATCCGCACCGTCAAGTCGATCAGGCGCAACTCGGTACCGGGAAAACCCTGAGCCATGTTCATGAACAGCGCGTAGGTCAGGGCTACATCGTTCTTGCAGTACTCACCGTACCGAGCCAACTGCTCGGGGGTGAAGTCCGAGCGCCGCTTGCCTAGCGCGTTCTCTACCTCGGTGCCCTTCTCGCCAAGCCCGTAGTACTCAGTCAGCACCTTGAGGCTTCCGCCTACTTCCGTGCCGTGCAGTGCCCGCGCCATGCTCAGCGTGTCGAGCCAGCCCTTGGGCCTGATGCCGAACACCCATGTCAGGATGGCACCATCGAACGGAGCGTTGTGCGCGAGAGCAAGGGACTCTTCCCACTGGAACTCTTTGAGGAACTGGTATGTAGATATGGCATCGCCGCTGAACCACACGGGTTCACCATCGTCTACGGCTACGCTCACACCGATAACTTCGAACTGAGGGCTGCGAACATACTCCTCAGTCGTCATCTTGGACAAGGAGAACTCCCTGTCGTAGTAGGTTTCAAAGTCGATGGTGAGGATTTTCATTTGAAGAGTTCGCGGGGGTCAGTGATCCCAATAGCACCGCCCCATTGACCTTGATTTTGATACGGGCTGTTGTAAGCCGCTTGTTGGTTATCCAGTGCGGTCCGTTGCCCCGAGGGGTATACGCGGCCCTTTTGTTCCACCAATTGCGGCGGGTCTTCGACCAGCGTCTTCATAACATTGTTAGTGAACTTCTGCCGCATGTGTTCGTTCCACGCCGCGATCAGTGCAGTGTGGTCTTCATCGGGCAAGAAGTACAGCACCTTGCTGCCTTGCACTAAGCCGATAGCCATCTCTGACAAAGTTACGCCGTAAGTACTGAACCTACCTTCGTAGTCAAAGTCCTCGGGGTTGCTCTTCATCCGAGCAATCAAAATCTCTACGCCTTTGTTCATTTTTCCTCCATAAGTATTTTGATGCGCTCTTCTAGCTTGTCGAGGTTGTCCTCTCGCACCACCATAGCTAGTCCGTTGGCATCAAGTATCTGTTGCATGTTTTTTATCTGGAGCGCCGTGGCTACGCCCTTGCCTGCCTTTGCCTCGATAGCGAAGAAGTGTCCGTTCACACAGCACAGGAAGTCGGGCACACCTGAGTTGCCGTACCCGGTGCCGATTGGCATGGCGTAGTACACGCCGTGTTCTTTGAGGATGGCCTTGATCTTGGCCTTGACCTTTGCCTCTGGTGTAGTAGCCATTCTCTAACTCCTCTGAAAGGGTGGGGGTAGCGTGGCCGAAAGCTAGGCCAGAGGAAACGCTACCGTGTGCATGTTTGGAGCTTAACGAGCCGTGGAGCCCGGCACACGCATAACGACCGCTCTTGCTACCCCCGAAAATTGAGCCCCATGATACCAACACTTTTTACAATGTCAATACCCCGGGGCTGTTTTTATTTGAGGCACTGAGCGATTTCGCGCTCCAGATACCACTGAGCCTTCTTCAGGTCCTCCAGTCGGTCGCCCTTGTGGTCGGCACGGGTCACGTACTTCACCACGTTGCCGAGACGGTAGTTCAGCTCCTTGGCCTCAATGAAGTCGATGGTCTCGATGCCGCCCGTCTTGTAGTGATCGGGGTGATTGACCATGTCGGTCTTGCCCAAGATAACAGTGTTAGGGGTATCCGTCGTACCCACATGCAGCACCTTCCAGTCGGTCTCTGGAAGCGCCGTGTTGACCGCGTCTTTCTTCATCAGAGAGCGCAGGGTGTACACGTACGCCAGAGACACGCCGAACTTAGCGGCTAGCTCCCTAGCGGAAGCGTTGGGGTTGGTGGTCAGATACCTACGGATTTTCTTTGCGTTGCTCATCTTCATTCTCCTTGGTTGGGTTGGTCAATTTGCTGCTCTACATACGCTACTAGGACTTCGCGTATCTTCTCTTGCTTGTTGTGCGCCTGATTAAAGTATTCCATCACATGCCGAGGCAGTCGGATGCTCGTGCACATAAGGGCGGGCTTCTTGCCCGGGCCTCGCCCCTTGCGTTTGGGTGCTTCTTTCAGGTACTCGATTCCAGTTGTCATAGTAGTGCTTCCTCAGTCGGGTTGGCTTGCGCCTGCTTTAACTTTCGATAGGCTTTCTCCAATAGCTTCGCGTCGGCTCTTTTGAAGGGCCACCACTTGTTCTCCAAGATTGCTTTTAATTCCTCCCGTTGTGATCGCTTCGACTGTCGTGAAAGCGTGTCCGCTGGTGCATTTCCTTCTACGATAGCTTTTGTTCGTGACTGCATGTCTCGTCTCCGTTATCTTGCTGCTCTTACCACACTCGGGGCAACGAATCACACTGGCCTCCCCGCCTTCGAATACACCAAGAACTGCCTAACATTGATAGTGG